CTGCTGATTCAATGCCCGTCCATATCGAAGTTATCAACAATGCTACCAGTCTGTAACTACTTGCCCGTATAATTGTTCTTGCATGTGTTTCCGTCATTATTTGGATTGTGCTGGCAAGATGTAGTTATAAACTGCTAAACCAGAGTCAACTGTAATTTTTGCTGCCCCGTCATCACTAATACGAATAATTTTATCGCCGTATAGATCGAGAATACTGATTACTGTTTTAACCGGCCAGCTCCAGTTACGTTTCAGTTGCCCCGTTACATCATGTTGGAAAACAAAATTGCCAGCGTGTGTAGAATGATCACCAAAGAAGAATTTTAAATGTCCGCCTTCAGTTCTAGCTTGGAAATTATTTTCTTCAGAGTTGGCTTGTGCTTGCATCTTCAAACGCTGAATAGCTGCCATAGTAGGGGTAAACTCGATGTTCCAGTTGGCACCTTTAAATTTAACAGTTTTGAGTTTTTCATTGATGACTTCACTGGCCATAAATCTGTAGCTATTTTTAAAATCGCCAACTTTGTTTTCAAAATTTAACTGTTCTGGGCTGCCATCAGACTTGCGATTAATGGTTAATTTTCCATCTTCTTTATATTCTTGTAGATTTAATAGAATCTTCAATTTAGCTAAATTAGGCATACCGAATGTTCCGACAAAGTCGGCCACAGGAGTTGTGTAGGTCCCTTCTAAAACTACTGATCTATCTTCGGCCATGCCGTTGATGTTTGTCTCTGTGGCAGTTCCAGTAATTTTAACCAAATCAATACAGCCTAAGTCGTATGTATGACTGACTAAGTCAAGTAGATAGTCTCTCATTTATTTTTCCTTTTAGTAGTTTAACAAGTATAACAGATATATTTAGAATCAACAATTATTTTGGTATTATTTTTGCTAGAGTTTGAGATCCTCGTATAGAATCGAGATTTCCATGCTTCTTAACCTCTACCCATGTACCTATGCCTTGTATTGCGTCAAAATCTTCCATATGTATGAGTTCGTATCCTATTCTGTGTAATTCTTCTTTAACAAGTGTTTTGGTGGCGTAGCAGCGTTTTCCTGCCTCAACCATTCGTACTCCAGAAAATGTTTCGCAATCATTAAAAGTAAAAATTAATGTACCTCCAGGTTTAAGTTTTCTGTGAATTTCTTCCAAATATCTTTGAACTATTTCAAATGTTCTGAAATTAAAGTAATGATAGACAACGCACAGACCAAACTGGTTGTCCGGTAACTGTTTAAGTATTTCCTCTTTATTTTTTTCATCAACTATATACTTCCGTAATCTTCTTTGATAAACTTCGTTGAATCTTGATATAGCTGGTTTTAGTAATTCATAACTTTGATCAACAAGGTATAGCGGATCATTATCTATCATTGAATCTATAAATGACTCTCTACCCGGATGAATTATTAAACCGGCATGTTGCCAACTTCCGTATTTTGATATAATGGGAGCGAATCTGCTAGTCTCATAATGAACTTGACTTTTATGAGTCTCTAAAATTTTACTCGTAGATTTTTTAATGTCTTCTTTATAGCACTTTCGGCTAAGAGAAAGCAATTTAGTTCTGTGACTTTCGAGACTGACTGCGACATCTAATTTTATTTTGTCAACTATATACTTTAGTGTTTCAAACCCGTTTTTAACTATTTCGTACTGGTTTATCAATACGTCTCTTAAGACTTTATTTTCTTCCCCGGTATATTTGTCTTTTATGCATTCTGACATGCCTTTAAGTTGATTTTCGACTATAACAGAAGAGTTATCTAAATTATGCTCATCTAGAATTTGTTTTATGTAAATTAAATCGCTGTATTTCATTTAAAACTCGAATAATGTTTGAAACGTGTTTTCAGTATTTGTCACAGAAGCTAGATCCCAAGATAGCACACTTAGCAAGTTGTCAATTTTTTGGTCAACAACTGTAGACTCCATTAATGCGTTATCAAAGGGCAACTCTTTAAACCATTGTGGCAAATGTTGTTCATCTGTGGGATATCCTATACTAGTCCATCCCAACGGATTACTCTTTAATTTACAGACGATAGTCTTCATTCCATCTACGATCTGCATAGAGTAATTATCATGATTCATACGACGTAAATTATTCCAGTTCAACGCAGCACGTACATGGCCCGGCATGTTTGTCTTACCTTCTTGTGATTCTTTGGCGCCATATGATGTGAGATTATTCACACGTTTAGGAGAACCTTTTTCCCACGCCGGACGTTTAGCAAAGTCGTATTTAAATTCACGAATACGCTCTACAATCTCATCTTTACCCGAACCTGTCAATACCTTTTCCAGAATTTCATATAAAAACTCTTGAATAACTTTTGGAGTATCACTACGCTTTAAATCAAGTCCCATGGCTTTTATCTTGCCATGCGATCCTTCTACATCTAACCTCTTATTCTCTAAATCATATATTAGTACGGCATATCGTTTTTTAGTAATGAATAAACTATTAGATGCCACCAACTCTCTACCTGCTTTGATAAGCTCGCCTGCTTCTCTGGGACAATGAAATGCCTGTTCCATAAATGCCGGAAAACTAGCATTAACTTGGTCGGCAATTGAATCATATAATTGTATACAGATTTCTTTATTCCATTCCATGTTTCCTGCGATAACATCATTGCGCAGTACAGGCCAGGCTGAAAAGTACGATGAGTCTGTGTCGGAATATATAACAGCATCGCCCTTGTAGTCATACACTCCTGTGATACACTCATTAATAAATGAGTTCATATGTTTCACGATAGAGCGCCCGCTAAGTGTTGTAGACTGACCGATACGTTTATCAAAGAATTTACAATAGGGATTAAGAATAGCTCCGTACACATTTATGTTCAAGCAATGGCGTTAACATTGCTCCGTTTACAATTTGTAAACTGCCTTATGTTTCCATAAGGATCAGACTATATCACCATCCACTAGGGATGCTTCCCGTTTCAATCTCACTTGAGATCTACGTATTACTACTAGTCGTTGAACCTTCATCTTAATAAGATGCTTGGCTGCTGATTGTCTTCAACTTAATGGTCAGAGTTTCCAGCAATTAGAGAAGTTATTCAACCAATGTTGCCATTGGAGGTCGCAGCGGTCTTTACGAATTTAAGTTAATCTTCTTAACCAATTGTCTCTTATCCCAAAAAGCGATTGATTGTTCAACCACCGCTGGGTTTTTGTGAAATATTTTTCCATCACGTATTTCAAGACTATGTTCTTGGCAAAAAACGTTAAGATCTTCAGTCGTACCTTTATCCAAAATTTGATTTAGTTTATTAAAATCCATCTATCCCCCTTTTTACTAAAATTTGTCGTGTGACTTCATCTTGCACTTCCTTAGTTTCAAAAATAAGTTCTGGTCTAAAATCATCTGAGGATATTCTTAATAATTGAATTCCATGCTCAGCGCATATTTTGTGTTTTTTAATGTCGTTTTTAATTGAGGATTCAAATTTATGCCAGTATTCTCCATCAACTTCCACTAATAGTAGCATATCATAAAGATAAAAGTCAAACTTTTTGCCACCTAATAAGTATTGTTTAATAAAATTGATATTATGTGCTTCCAAAAATTTTTGAAAGTCAATTTCTAATTTAGTATTTTTTCCTTTAGGAAATACATAGTTATGCTCTTTTAAATACTGTTTTCTAATGCTACTAAGCAGAGCTAGATAAGAAGCGTAGTGTTCTTTATCTTGTTTGCGTCGTGCCCATGCTAACTTTTGATTTAAGATCTTTGCGGCTCTTGATTCAGCTGTAAAAGACACAGTTTTTCCTATCTTTGACGTAGAAATTTTTTTACGTGTCTCTACAGAATGAATCACCCCCGGCTTACCAATTTTTGATGCTAGATAGCATTTTTGACATCGCATACCATCTAAAAAACTTCCAATTTTTATATTATATTCTTCATGAATGGTACATTTAACTCTAATAAGTGTTGTCCTGGTTAAAAATCTATCAGGGATACTTACGACTTTAACGGTTTTAGTTTCGGCTAACATTATCTGAGATTTAGTAATAACATCGTCAGTATTAATATGATTTTTACATCTAAGATGATCTCGCTTACTTCTAAAAAATTTTGTAATCGTTAATATAACACCGCATACATCGCATTTTGGTATACCTTCACCGCGAAGATACATTTGGACTGCAGCTGTTTTATCAAAAATTTTATTTTCTTTTCCGTAAAATTTCATTAACTTTTCATATTGCCTTGGGTACTTTTTTTTAAAATCTTTGGCCATCATAATATTAGATCCTGTTAACTAATATTATTTATTCATTGGTATTGAAATTAATTTTTTTGGCTAACTTTCAAGTAGTCTTTCTGGAACAGTAATCCCAGTTCTAAGATTTCCCCAATTAGCTTTTGTTTTTTGAAGGTCTTTACGTTCAGCATACCATCTCTCTAGCAGACCAGGGACTACCCCTTTGCGTTCATAAGTTACGATAGTACCGTTAGCGGTCAGCATCCAAGGGCGATTACTGTTAAAGATCATCTGCCATACTTCAGCAGCAGAGTGTACCGATTTTTCTTTGTTTTGCCAGTCAATTGTAATCTCAGTACCACGCTGCTGTTCCATAACCGCGGTATACTCTAGTGTGGCAAAGATACCTTCCCACGCAGTAGATACAGTTTTTTTATGATTCGCGACTTGATCATCAATGTAACGGTCAGTCATCGTTGGTCTCAACTGCCCTACAACAGTCTCCATCCCCATGTTAAGTGCGCGGATCGCACTGGGATATAGACTGTTAATATCAACTGCGCCCACCCACTGATGCATGCCCTTTTTAGGAACAGCTACATACGCTCCGGCGGCAGCAGTTTCATCATCGGTTAATCGCTGTGGTCTTGCCGGCACCACTAATCCACGGTCATGAGCCTCGTTAATAATGGCCTGTTCTGTCACTGCCACTGCGCCCATAGTAGTGGGCAATAGTACCGTGTTATCATGCGCCAGTTCGCTAGCTAAGTCTAAGAATTTTAATTTGCTATCTAGTTTGTGTAAGATTAATGTGTCTTGTCTGTTATATTCTAAAAACTTTTTAAAGTTTTGATTATATAATTGATCAAGGGTACCTTCATATTGAGTTTTATGTTCATTCAATTCATATTCGGCAATAGCATCTAAACTGTAACTATGACGTTCTTCATATGTATATTTGCGATAAAGTTGCATGTAGTCCATATGTACACGGCCAACTATATCATATGTAGAACTGATGGCGCCAAATCTTTCAAAATCTCGAGATTTAGGAGTTTGTCCCCATAAACAAAAACGCCTTGTATCATCTTTGCTCAATACCCGAGTAATCCGATTAATAGTGTACGGGATATCATATCCTTCGCTGTTCCAGCCCGACAATATGTCAGCATCATCTATTAGATCAAGGAACACATTGAGCATATCAGCTTCGCTCTCGAATACCATACAATTATCAAAATCTGCTGACAATTCACGAGCAGTTTCTAAACTCATATGGGAGGGAGGTATAGCCAGCGTGACTAACTGATTTAACCACTGTAAGTAGATAGAAATCGCCGTGATGCTGTTGAAAGGATCACTTGTGGGAGAGAATCCACGTTCTTTATGGAAGTCAACTTCAATATCAAAAAAGGCTGTATGAAGTTCTGGCGCAGACTTGCCTTTGTAGTTTTCTTCTAAACAGCGGAATATAGGATTGATGTCCGACTCATATAACTGCTTTCCAGCATGAATGCGTAGTTCTTTCCTAAACTCTTTGTTATTACGTGTGGAGAATCTTGCTACAGGCGTGTCGTAAATGGAACGGAATTTTCCCCTGGGGTCATCATAGTAGAATGTATAATTTACCGGGTATTCTTTATAGACACGCTTGCCATCGACACGCTCAACAACGTGTATAGTGTCGTTTTCTCTATTGTATAGCGCGTCGACGTAACTCATTAAAGTGTTTTGCCCACTGTGGTTAAAATATGTTCCAAGAGTTCATGATCTTGTTGTGCTCTTCCAAACTCTGCCTTATGCGCTAATTTGATAGCCTTCTTGAGAATGTTTGGCTTAAACTCCATCTCTTCCGCGATGGCTTTGATGGCATCATTTAATCCGCCAGTCAGTGCTTCGATTTCAGATGTAACTTGGATACCTTCATTGATAATCTGATTAAGTTTGGCTTTCTGTTCTGCTGTAAAAACACGGTCTGTTGTCATTTGCTTCTCCTAAAAATGTAATGTACATGATATAACTTATAAAGTCAAACATACGTGATAGTGCTCACTTTAGTCTGGCGTTCCATTCCAGACGGGCCAGCAGCCGGCCACACCACCATAACTATAAGCTATGGGTCCTAAGGTGATTTTTTTAAAGATTTCCTGCGCTTTGATTCTTTAGAAGATACTGATACATATTCCCAAGTATCAATTGGCCCTGATTTATCAATGGCATCATATTCCGTTTTTAGAATTCTTCTACTGATACCTTCTAAATTAGTTACTGATACTGTATGAATAGATCCAGTACGATTATGATTTTTCTTACGTTCTTCTGTCCAGTATGCGGCATTCCACGCGCGATGCTTTGCTTTTCTTTCTTCATCCCAATTGGGGGTAGGCGGTTTTCTGCCACCTACTATCTTATTAGTTAAGATTCCATATGGTTCAATACCTTTTCTACCATACAATAAAATATAATAATCTTCCCGATGGTATGCCGTTATTTCGTCCTGTATATCAGTTTCTAATTTTTCTATTACAGGAGAAAGATTTAGAGATTTAAGTTCTAGCAAAATTTTAAGTTTATTTCTGTTTTCAGTGTGAGATTCAGTTTCCCGCATATGATCATTCATGCGATATTTGCTACCTTTGCCAATATAAAATGGCAAATTTGTTCGAGGATCAAGATAAGCATATATGTAATACATACTCCATATTTAGTTGACTACGGGGTGTACTATTCAAAACTAAAGAGCGTATCAATTGGCGCCTGAGATTCTTCGGGAAGCAGATTACTGCCTTTAGTTCTATAATAAGTTTCATCGTAACTATGTAATATTTCTACAGTATCAACTGCGGGAATCTTGAGCATTTTGTAAATCTCATCAGTACAAAAAGATGCTTGATTTTTTGTAAATTCTTCGTGATTAATTAAGCCAGTAACTTCTAATTCTTTAAAAAAGTTGTTCTTTGG